CTAAAATAGTCTGGCGCCGGAATGGGCTGATAACTGATTCTGAGTTAAACCACACTTCTGTCGTCAGCTCACCAAATAGCCATAATTCTCTATGATCGACAATAAGACTGACTAAATCATCCGGTGCGCCTTCAGCCGTCGAGAAATCTATACCGCTGATCGACTCAAAGTCATTAATGGTTGTGAAGTGAAACCGGCCCGAATCCTTCTCTAAAATAATGCCGTAACCGTCTAGGAAATCAGCTTTAGACGCTACAGGGAAATCTGTGTCAGTAATCGCGCTGAGCGTGCTGTCTACCTTCTGTACAACCCAGCCTTTGCCATTAGAGATGATCAGTGATTCAAAAATGTTGTGCGTAATAGATACTGGCAACCCATCGTTGTCTATAGCGCCCAATGCAGACGCTGCGCCATCGCTAGATATACGGTAAACGATGGACCCTGCAACCGCGTACAAGTCGCCCCAAGCGTTATGCATCCCGCGCAGACTATCGGTTAAGTCTACGGTTAAATCTGTTCCTGGCACGCCCTGGAGGCTTGCAACCCCGTCACCAAGCTCGATAAAGACATTAACCGCCTTTTGGGCAGAGACAACACGTGATTGGCCCTCATAAGCGCCACCAATTAACCCTGCTATAGCTTGGGCCATTAGTAATTCAAAGACTCAGGTTCAACGAAATCAGAATCACCAACTACCGCGGCGAAGAACTTACGCTTTGATAATATAGCCAGCGCCTCGCGGTCTGAAGCATTACGCCTTTCATCGAATTGATCGAATACCGGCGTATACATGAATAAGGGTACTAACTGAGCCATGCGCTCATTCGGTATAGAGCTGGCCTCTGTAGGATCGAAATCGAGCGAGTATTCCTCGTCCAATTCCAATAGAAAATCTTGAAAGGCGCTCAATAGCTCAGTGTAGATAGAGCCGCCTAAGTCTTGGCCTGCTCTGCGTAAGCCGATGCGAAAGGCTGCGCGCTGTACCACGTCGAAATGAGTCGCCATATAAATCCTTAAGTGAAAAGAGCCCCTTCGGGGGCTCTAGTTAACCTTAGCTGTCTAAGGCTGCGCCGAAGAAACCTGTAACAACGCCATTTTGAACGTTATTCCAGAACATCTTGCGGACTTCTTCTTTGTGCTCGACACCTACGCCTTTAGAAAAGTCATAGTCTGTCTCAGTCTTATTAGTCATGCGCGGACGCTGACCAAATGCATGACCGAGCGCTTCAGCACCACAAAGATATACAGGCGCAAGGCGGGCAGAGGTATTACCCACTGTGCCAATGTCTGCAATCTCAGGTACTTCACGAATAAGCACGTTATCCCACATAAGATCACCACCTTTAAACAGTGGATTACTCAAGCCACGCTCACGAGCTTCACGCTGAGCCTGCAAGAATGCAGTATCGGCAAGAAGGTCACGACGAGCGATTGAGGGCACAAACATAACGAAGAATTCTTCATCTTCAGTTGTGCGCAATGGCGTGATATGTGGATCAGCTGTCTGAGCCATACGCTTCATCAACGAAACAGCAGTAGCCGTTAGCGTCATTGCAGCGGTCACAACCAAAAGCGATGCGCTGTGGTCCGTAGCCGATTGGTTGCCAATGGCATCGCCAAACAGAACACGGTTTACAGTGCCGTCGTTATTAGCCAAGTACGTATCTTTTGCACCTTCAGCAGCAGCACCATAAGTGCTGTATGTGGTGCCATCATAGATAGCGCCCATTGCATCGAGAATGTTATCTCTATGCTTGGTCTTGGCCCATACACCCAGTTGCTCACGAGCGGCGGTTAACAGATCAAAGTTAGGCTTTTCAGTCTCTTCTTTGGTTACTGTTACAGCGTTTCGTTCGTAAGTAGGGGTTAGGGGCCAGTTGTAGTTATTCAGAGCTTCTTCTGAACCAACCAAGGCGGTAGAACCCGCAACACCGGCACCTGTCAGGCGTCCAATCATGGGAATATCGACGATTTGTCCATTCCCTTCACGTGCAACAATAACGTTGTTTGACGCAGTACCCTCGAACTTAGAAAAGCGATTAGCTCTCGTATATTCCGCAAAATACTTACGTTCCCAATTGGTAACAACATTACCTGCACTAGTCGTAGTAGCAGTCATTTTAGTTTCCTATTTATTTTGGGCGATGGTTAAAGTCGCTCCCGAGCATGTCTTCTAGAGACATTGCACCTTCGAGACCTATTCCACCTGTGGAGTTTCCAGTTTCGGCTAGTGATGGTTTACCTACCGCAGCGGCTTTCACTTCGTCTTTCTGCTCTACAACCTTACCTTCAACCTGGGCTTCAAGCTCTGCTATACGTGCGTTGGCTGTGTTCAATGCGTCATTCGCATCTCCCGCACCCTGCAAGTTTTGCAGCGCTATATGGTCCTGGTACATCTTGTAAGAGTCTTCAAGCAAATTATCAGATGCTGATAACACGCCTTGCATAGCGAGATTAGTTCCCAATTGCTCATTGATCCAAGTCTCCGCAGCGTCCCAATCATCATGGGTGCGCTTCATCCATCTAAGCTCTTGCTTAAATACGGCCTGATTCACTTGCTGGTCAACCTGATTTTGGAACCCTTCAGGGTCGTCTATCGGATCAATCTTAGGTTTTGGCTCTACTGGGGTCTGCTTTCGCAGGGCTGCCAGTTCGGCTTCTAATCCTTGTCGCTTTTCCCGTTCGTCTAAGTAGCCCTTAAACTGTTCAGGATCTATGCGGTTTTCCTTTTCAGGGTCAGAAGTCGGCGGCACTTCCTCTTTTGCTTCAGCTTCTACAGGTTCTGGCGTATCCGCCTCGACTTGCTCTACCTCTGCTTCGCCCGTAGCTTCCTCAACTTTATAGTCATCAGAAAGCACCTCATCTAAGGATGGTTCACTCATTTCTAGCTCCAAAACGCCCGTAAGTCGGCGGCACTATACGCCCGAAAAGGTCGGCGGCACCTGGCATCTAAGACGCCATCAGGACTTGTAACGGTCCTTAATATCTACTTTACGGCTCGCCATATCTTTAACGAACTGTCTCTTTTGTTTCTCATCGGTATTGCGTGGCGATAAAATCTGGTCCATCTTCTTCTTCGAGATTACTTCAGACATACCCACTCCGTAGCTTCTTCACCTTCAACCATCTTGGTCACAAACTCGCCATATTCACCACATAAAGAGCACTCGCCGCGCTCATGGATAGCGTTGTTAAAACGCAGCACCTGGGGTTTATCGAGATTGTGTTTACACTTCTTTTTAATTGCCATTAAGCGGCCCTCATAAATTCTTTAATCACGGCTAAAATTACATCGTCATCGTTGTGACTATCTTCTAAGCCCTTCGTTTGTACATTTTGTGGACCTAGAAACAAACCTGTTGCATCACCAAGCGTAGTCCCAATCGAGCCGGTAACTGTGGTGGCTAAGGCCGCGAATGTGCCTAAAAGAGCTGCTTTATTATCGCCTAATGTGGCTGCTATATGACCAGATACAGACGCTGGAGCCGCATAAGTCCCGTCTAAATTAGCTAGACCATCACCCAGCGTTGAGGCTATGTCGCCTGTCCGATTAGGTGCGGCTAAGTACGTTCCATCCAGATTGGCCGCATCATCAGCCAAGGTAGACGCAATCGAGCCTGTTCTATTCGCCGGGGCAGTGTGCGTGCCATCAAAGTTAGGTGCGTTATCGTCCAGTGTGGATGCAATATCCCCTGTCCGATTCGCAGGCGCTGCGTGTGTACCATCGAAATTAGATGCATCAGCACCTAGCGTTGCAGCAATGTCACCCGTTCTATTAGGCGCTGGTGCGAATGTACCGTCTAGATTAGGCGAGGCATCAGCCAGTGTTACAGTAATAGAACCCGTAACCGTTGGAGCCGCGCCGCCTGCCTGTTCTAAAAGAACATCACCAATCTGTATAAGTAGCTGGTCGCCATTCTGTAAGAGAATAGCCATTACAACTCAACGAAACTTAGTCGCGTCCCGTTATTGTCCTGATAACCCGTTGTGGCACCACCATCTGTGCGGATTATCCGCAGTTGGAATACCTCGCCACTGGTTATCGAAATGATGGTGCTGAAGCTAGCTGTATCGCCTGAGTCATATCCGCGCTGGTACGTGCCGCTTCTAGTCCCAGGAACCTCAACAGCATCGACCTCTAAAAACATTGAGTATTCAGACCGGCTAGAACCGCCAGTGTTGAAGTAACACTCTGCGCTAACCTTGAAATCACCCGTCTTATTAACCGTAACCTGACTAGAAGCCAATCCGAACACAGAGCCGTTACTGTTAACGCTAGTAGCATTCAGTGTAAGTGTGGTCTCGGCAGTGCTTACCCCTGTAATACCACCCGTACTCAAATAAAACGCAGCGTATTCTTTAGTTGCAACGCCCAATGTGGTCATCAGGTTTGCTTTAGTAATCCCCTTAGAGCTACCCGCTGGGTCGTCTGTGGTGTCCGAAACATCAACCACATAAACCAAATCACCATCAGCAAGCGTAGTGACTGTGCCGAGTGCCGTAAGCTTAGAATCAGCCAACTTGCTTAGCCGTCACTTTCTTAATGGGGCTCATAGGCATGGAATTAATGCGCTCAATCGTAAACTCGAATTCTTTAGGCTTCTTAAGCTCTGCAATATCAGCCTCAATAGTGCTCAATCGCTCAGTCAATGGGGCTAAATCTGTCTTTGGTAAGTCTCTAAACTCTAGCGCCAGCATCTTCTGCGCAATCATAAGTTCGGTTAGATCAGTTTTAGGTATGTGAATACCCTTCACCGCGTTCATCACCTCCTTAAGCTCATTAATGATCGACTGTGAGTCATTAGGTATTGCTTTGACTTGGTCAATAATTGGCTTTAGATCTACCTGCTTTCTAGTCGATATGACATCAGAACTAGACGAGCGCACAGCTTGCATAACCGCGCCTAGAGCGCCCTCAACGGCCTTGCTTAATCTTTGCACCTTATCAGCAAGACGGCTTTCGGAGCCGCTAACAGAGCCTTGCAGAGCTTCAGTGGCATTGCCAAGCGCTTCAATCGCATCATCTACACG